TCGAGGCAGGAGTTTGCATATCATCACGGCGTGTTCTTCTTGATTGGTTACGCAGTAAACCTACTGCATTTTGATATTGTTGTTCGTATACTTGTTTAGCTGTATAGTTTTTCATAAACCCTAGAGCTTCTGACATACAAGCTGCATATAAAGCATCGTAACAAAACTCAGTAAAATAATTAGTAGGCGTAGCATCAGCTAAAGTTGTAGGCCTAGTTATGTAAACAAGCTCTCCGCTGTAAGTAGCACTAGCTGTAGGGGCAAAACGAACTTGTGTATTTGTTCTTTTTGAATAATATTTAGGAGTTCCTGTGCTTGCTGATACAGGCCAATAATCATTTATAAATTCATCTGTTCTTTGTAATAAATTTATTTTAGTTCCACTTTCAGTAATATTAATATTTTTAACTAGCCTTGTTCCTGTTGGTAATGTATAATCATTTGTTCCAGCTGAAAGTGTAATAGATGTTATAGTTACAAGACCATAATCATCAAGAGATTTTGTTAGCCTTTCTTCTGCACGATTTATAAGTTTAGGAATATGATTAACAAACTCTGTGCCATCATTTTCTGTAGTTTCTTTAATATCGTTTACAAGATATGTATAATCAGCCATAATAAATAGTCACAGTTGCTGCACTAACTGGTAAAGCAACAGATACAGTTCCTGTCATTCTTATACCATTATCAGTATAATCTTGGTCTGTTGAATCATTTGCCGTAGTATTAGTGAACTTAATAATATTACCTGTCACAGTTCCAAAAGGGTCTGTAGATGTTCCGGCAATTATAAAATCACCAACACCTGTAGCATGAATAGCACGTATTCTTGTATCTTTTAGCGTTGCTCCTGATACAGTATCAACAGCGTCACCTGATGTAGATACAAAAGACACTCTAAGGTTAGTCATATTATTTACTCCTAGTTATAATCAGATACACCTATTATACACAAAAAAAGGGAAAGATACAACGACCTTTCCCCATAAACTTTAATTAAGTTTTTATAGATAAACTAGTTCTTAGGAAGAACCAGCATTACCAAAGTAACCTCTCCAATCAGAGAAGCCAAAGCTATAACGCTCACGAGCTTTAAAGCGAAGGTTTCCTGTATCAAAATCTGGTTCCATCTTAGTTTGCAGTGGTGAACGTACAAACATTTTAGCACCATTCGGAACATCAGTTTTGATGTAGAAGGCATTAGTATCCGTGAAACGGCGGTTCACAAAGAACCCACCCGGCATAAGACCTTGATTACGAATGGAGTTAATGTCATTAACATTTGTTGCACCATTAGCTGCAGTTGTTGGGTTAACCCCAATTGTTGTTGACATTGTGCTGTTCAAGATTTGGTCAGCGACAAATGCCAAGTCAGATGGAATGTGGAGGCTTTCGGCTTGTGCGCCGATTAAGATACCACGGTCATCTTTGATTTTGGAAATGCTGATAAGAGCAGTTTCCAGTGAAGCTTCTGACAAGTCAGCACCTGTAAGCAGGTTGCTTTGGTTGCCATCACCGATAGTTGGGTGCGAAGCGGAGAAGAACGGTTGTCCATCACCACCAGCAAAGCTTGCGTTAAAACCATTGTTAAATACATCAGCAGCTTTAACTTGTTTTGTATTAGCCATAGCACGAGCCAAACCTTTGGCACGTAACTTGGCGAATGTGTCATAAAGATTATCTTCCATAGCTTCTTCTGTGACAGCGAATCCAAGAGCAATAGTCTCGTGTGTGTAACGAGATGTAAAGCTTTCAGAAGCATCGTCATAAGAAACAGCAGCACCTTCACCTTTTACAGGTGCAGTGCCGAAGCCTGTGAAGAGAACCTCTTCTTCAAATGCACGGTCACTGTTTTCAGTTTCAAACAGTGGAGCGTGTTCATCAGAGACTTCCCCATACTCAAGGCCGAACACGGCGTTAAGACCAGGGAGAAGCTCTTTTGCAATACTTGCACGATTAATAGCCATTATTATTTATCTCCCTTAGTTAGTTGTAGTTACTACGGCTGAAGTTACAACATTCTGATAATCGGTAGCATCATAGTTAAATGCGACTTCCAATTTAGTGAATGCATCCCCAGCAGCGTTATTAGGCTCATCAACAATATTGATGATACGTAGCAAACCATTTGTAGTTTTACCAGTTGTACCAGCAGTTGTTTTAGCAACAATGGTTGATTTACCAGTAAAGGTAGAACCACCAGCAATTGAGCTAACTTCTACATTTCTTCCTACAATGCCAGCGGCAACAGTAGCGTTTGAAGAAATGATGTAAGTTTGTCCAGGGTTATCATTTACTAGACCAACGATATCTGTAGCAGACACGCCAGAATAATAAGGTTTAAATTTTTGTTCCCCGTCTTCGACATAACGACAACCTTGAAAAGTACCTACAGGCACTTCGGTTGAGGTTACACACGGTGTAAGTGTACCAGAGGCAATACGTACAGGCGTACCTGTATACATTGCTGTAGCACCTGAAGCAATAGGATATTCATTCAGGCCGTTACTGTTTGGTGCAGCACCACGAACACGAGAAGGCTGAAGTCCAGTGACTTTAGTAGTAGACATATATTTTCTCCTTCAGTGTCTAAGTTTCTGTAACTAAACTTCGCTTTCCTTTTTAATCAAATTGTGGAGAACGGCCTTTAGTTACATTTGTTTTACTTGAGTTTGAAATAGGCATACGGCGGTCACCAGCATTATCAAGCTGTGAATTAACAGCATGTACCATCTCCGCAGATGCATTTTCAAAGTGTTTTTGTCGAGCCATAGCTTTGCCTTTCGGCATTTTGACAAGGGCTAAATCTCCTCGACATATTGTACCTTTGTAACGACCATCATCCTTCACCATTGAAGTATGTGCCATTTCAGGAACTTCATCCAGATTAACAAACTCCCAGCCTTCAGCTAGTCGCTTACCTACATTTGTATAGTCATCCTGTCCTTTTAGGGTTATACGTATCCAACGAAGTGTCATTCCGTCATTTGTAAATCTATTGTTTACAGAATCAGGAATATCTAAAAGATTAGGTTCACGATATTCGTATGTTTCTTGTTCTCTGGTTTCCAGTTCACGACTCTGTGTTTCTCGTGTGTTTTTACTTGTCATCGGGTTTCCTCCACGCTATCGGTTAATTGTAGTATATTCGCCGTCAGAGTTTTCAACTTTGAGTTTCTCGGCTGCATACTGTTCAAGTGATATACCCCACTTATTAGCAAGACGTACATCTTCTTGTGTGAGCTTTACTTTCTTACTTGATGAGGTTGACGGAGTGCGTGAAGCTCCAGCGACCACTTGAGCAGGTTGTGACGTTTCCTGCGATACGGGGTTGGTAGCATTATTGCCACCAAATTTATGTGGAAATGTATTAGCAACACGCTTATCTACTTCCATATAAAATTCATCTTCAGAAGGGTCATATCCTTCTTCTTTTAGCTGCGCATCAATTGCAAGAGCAGCAGCTGTCATAACTTGGTCTGAGTTAAACCATTCGTTTTTATGCGCCCACATAATAGCCTTTTCATCATATCCTTGATAAGTAGGTGCTGGTTGAGCAGCTTGTGGTTGCGCTTGTTCTTGTTGTACTGTATAAGAATCCAGTTCTTTTTTATAGTCAGCAAAACGAGTAGTATCTTGTTGTGCAGAATTTAAAGCTTCTTGCGCTCGTAATATTAAATCAGAGTCTCCGCTATCTACAGCATTTTTATATGCGCTTCTAGCTAACTCAAGACGTTCTTGAACCTGTCCTTCAGAAGATGTTGCATTTTCTAATAATGCTTTTTTATAATTATCTTCTTGAGACTGCAGCTTTAACTGCATTTCTTTATTAGCGGCAACTAATTGTTCTACTTCTTCTTCTCGTTCTTTTTTTTGCTTTACAAGCTGCCTAATTCTTTTCTGTGCGCCTGAAGTCTCTATACCATCAAGTTCTTTTGGTTCTTGTGATTCAGTAGTTTCTTCAACAGAAGTTTGAGGTTGTTCTTCTTGTGAGGGAGCTTCTTCTTTTTTTTCAGGAGCTACAGCTTCTACTTGTTGCTCCGGCTCTTCTCCTTCTATTTCATATTGTATTTTTTCTTGTTCGTCAGCCTTTGTAGGCTCAATCGTAGACCATTCAGTCTGTGACATAGTTTTACTCCTTTTAACGTCCACAGCGAAAAAGACGAATTACGCTGTTCATGTGTATATATTATATATTATAAATTATTGTTTTGCAATAGTGCTTACTTAGATAAATTATAGGTAGGGTCTAAATCTTTTGAATCCTCGACTACCATTTTAACATCATCATCGAAAATAAGCAATAGCTGAGTTCCTTTATAAAAGAACTTAGTACCACTATGCTTTCCATAACAAATATAGTCACCTTCTTTACACCAAGGACGACCTTTAAATTTATTATCAGCATAAGCAAGATTACCCACTCGTAAGACCCTACCCACTGTAGTAAGGTAGGCCATATCCGATTTGATAGAATCAGGTAGTATGATTCCACCTTTAGTTTCAGATTTAACAGATACAGGCCGTACCAAAACATTATAACCCGGTATTTCAGGTAAAATTTCTGGGTCAGGAACTTCAGCATCTGTAATCCATTCATCATTTTTTATTGCATTAGAAATTGCTTGCATATTAATCCTCTTCAATATATCTATTGGTAGTATCTTTAATTATACTAATTGAAATCTCAAAGCCATTGATTTTTCCAACAGCTTCACGATAACTAGGATAATCCGAAACACTTCCATATGCAAGCGAATTTTTTACTTCATCAATTTCTTTTTGAAGTTCTTTAACTAAATTTTCGTAGAGTGTCAAGTATTTTTACCTTCTTTAATAAAGTTCATTAAAAGATTTGCAACTACTTTTGACTCCTCTAATTCATTGTTCTCTTGTGCCTTCATCAAGTCACCAATCAAGTCCATAGCTTTGAGAACACGTTTATTATTTCTGTCCTCTTCTTTCTGAGCATCTTTTAGCGCATCACTAGCACCAGCTTTCTGCGCATCAAGAATAATTTTTTGTTCTTTCAAATCAAGGTCACGTTGTTTAAGTGCAGCATCAACTTGTTTATTAGCCATTTGAGCTTGTACTTTACCTTGCTCAACACCAAGACGTTGTGCTTCTAGTTGTACCATTTGAGCTTCAGGTGTACCAGCTTGTTTTTGTTGTGCCATAGCCATCCCTGCTTGCATAATTTGTTGTGCGGCTTGCGCTTGCATTGCAGCAACAGGGTCAGGCATTTGCGATAACATAGCCGCAGCTTGTGGGTCTTGCATTGCTTGCATCGCTAATCCTTCAATTTGCTCTTCATATTTTAACATTGCGTGTTCTGATATGTTAGCTTGTAACGCACCAGCAACTTTAGCAAACGCAGGATTTGTTTGTTGATTCATTGGGTCTTGTATATAAGAACCTTTAACCTGCATATGTGCATCATGGTTTTGTCCTTTAAATGCTTTGATAGGAGTTCCTTTATTAGCATCTTTAATATCTGATAAAGGGTCTTGAGGCATTGCTTCTTTTTTCAAAGGCATTATTTTATCTACATTAGGTACGTTTGCAGTTGTAAGAAGCATTCTATTAATTTCTTCCATATCAAACATGTCAGGAGGAGATTGCGCTGCAATCTGTTGTACCATTTGAATAAGCATCATACGCTGGGCATTTGATGGAATATTAGGGTCAGATATTGGAATAATATCTACATCACCATTAAAGTCTTTCTTAAATATTTTTTCAAGACAACCCGGAAGTTTATAAGGATACTCATTAGGTAGATACTCATAGTCAACACGAGCAAGAATCTTAAACTCATCTCCCTGTGCCTTGTGTAGTCTTTTATGAATAGCAGTAAAGAATTTACTTGAAGCCTCAAGCAATGCCATAGTTGTGCCTACAGGACCATAGCCTCCACTGTCTGAAATTACTTGTTCTGTGGAGTCTGCAAATTTTTGACCAGCCCCTGTAACAAAACTGAGCATGTTAAACAAAGTGCCAGAAGGCTCTTTAAAGGGAAGAGGAACAATAGCCTTAGATAGGTCAACGCCCGTAGCTTCCACTTCTTTAAACTCACCCGGAGCAATCGGGTCATTGTCACCCACGATTCGTACTCCTTTAGCTTTAAATCCACCCGGTAGATTAGCAAACTGCCCTGCGTCCAAAAGACTGCGCATAGCAGCAGTGGCAGACATAGTAAGATTCCCAAGAAAGTGAATAAGCCCCAGCCCATAGAAACCAAAACCAGGAACATATCGGTAATGGGTGAAGTGCATCTTCTTCTCATATCGTTCATCTCCCTCATTCCAATTACGGCGAATAGATAAAACAGAACCACTTGATTGTTCTATAGTTACAATATAAGGACATGCGGTTTTACCTTCATGCATTTTATCTTCCGGCAGTTCTAGATAACAATGTTGCTCAAGTAATACATACTGAGGGTCATTGTCTCCTGCTGGTGATAAACCTAATACATTATCCATCTTAGATGCCATACCAGATAATTCAGGTATGCCAGCGTTAGGAAGTTCAATATCAGCATACATGCCAGCTTCCATACAACGAGCTATATCAACAGGACTACGATATATAACATGTGTATATCTATCTGCCCTTCTAAGGTCGGAAGCATAATAAGATACATAGAATTGGTCAATAGGAACAAACTCAGAGACAGGACGACCAAGACTTGAGTCATAGTAAATCTTTTTAATTGAAGAGCCAATCAAAGGTAAGTGAAACAACATACGTTCAAACTCATCAAAGTATTCAGGCATCTGTGTTGTAACTTGATAGTTCATAAAGTTTTGAACACGATTAGCTTGTTGTTGTTTTTCTACTGTAGCATTACCAAGCACTTGGGCTTTTACTGGTCCTTTAGAAGGAAACAGTTCTTGTGATGCTTTAGATTGAAATTTAACAGCTGACTCAATAAGCAGTGGGTGAACAGCAGTAGCAGCACCCTCAAATGGTTCTGTAGTATCTTCTAGTTTTAAACCAAGAAGGTCAAAACCACGTTCAAACATAGACTCCCATTCAGCACGAGAATCTTTATCTGCTTCAAATTTATCAATTACTGTATGACCAATTTCTTCTAACGTATCTTCATCTAGTTTATCTACAAGGTTTTCATAAAACTCAGACTCAATTTCAATTTCAACTTCTATCTCCG